AAACCTAATGATAAGTGGTATTATCTTAGGATCAATTGAACCCCCAAGAGAAAAAAGAAAAAATAAAAATAAAGTTGTTCAGGTTGAGACTGAAGAATGAAACAAAAATTCATTCGTGCTCATATGAAAGTGGCTGAAGTTTATGCACAGCTATCTTCAGCTGAACGATTGAAAGTTGGTGCTGTTATCGTCAAGGAAGATACTATCATAGGTATAGGTTACAACGGCATGCCATCAGGTTGGGTAAATACTTGTGAAAGAAAAGAGTACATGCCTTCTGATGTTGTAGATACATTAACTGTAGAAGAAATAGAACAACGGTGGCCACATGAAGAACGTGGTAAAAGATACAATACTGTTACAAGAGATGAAGTGATTCATGCAGAATCAAATGCCATTTCTAAAGTGGCCAAATCCACGAATTCAACTGAAGGTTCTTATCTATTTGTTACTCATGCACCTTGTATACACTGCGCTAAGTTAATACATCAGTCTGGAATAACTAGAGTCTTTTATAAAGAAACATATAGGGATGATAGTGGTTTAAAATTTTTAGAAAAGTGTGGTATAAAGGTAATGAAAATTTCAGATAATTATAGTCTTGAGAATTAAAATAAGGTGAAAAATATGTTAGTGTTGCCTGATAATATGATAGGAAAACCTGTAGGTTTTACTTGTTCTACTTTTGATCTTCTTCATGCAGGTCACATATTAATGCTTGCAGAATGTAAACAAGTTTGTGATTACTTGATTATAGGATTACAAACTGATCCAACGATTGATAGACCTGGAACAAAAAATAAACCAGTTCAAAGCATTGTGGAAAGATATGTTCAGTTATCTGCTGTAAAGTTTGTAGATGAGATTGTTGTATATGAAACAGAAAAAGATTTAGAAGATTTGTTGATGTTTCTTCCTATTACTATCAGAATTTGTGGTGTAGAATATAAAGATAAACACCTAACAGGTAAAGACATTTGTGATGCAAGAGGTATACGAACATACTACAATTCAAGGACACATAGATTCAGTTCTTCTGAATTGAGGCAAAGAACTTATGAATCTGAAATGAGGAAAACATTATGACTAAAATTTTTACTGATGTTGCAACTTTCATGTCTGCCGCAGGTCAAACCATTGGCGAAGAAAACTCATTGCAGGCAGAGTTATATTTGAATTTAATCAAAGAAGAATACCAAGAATTTTTAGATGCTAGGCAATTAAACGATGATGTCTTGACAATTGACGCATGTTTTGATACAATATGGGTTATTGTTGGCTACATGTTGTCCCGAGGTTGGCCTTGTAATAAAATTTGGGATGAAGGTGCATTAAGTAATCTTAAAAAAATAGATAGAGAAACACAAAGAGTTTTAAAACGTGAAGATGGTAAAGTTTTAAAACCAGAAGGGTGGCAACCACCTAATTTCAGTAAGTTTGTTAATAAGTGAGGAGCAATAAATGCTAAATGAAGTAATCAAAAAACTATTGAGTGATAACCCAAAGCTTCCTAAAGCTTATAAGTATGATTTAGTTCATCGTGAATACGATGATATGGTTGAACTTATTGGATTGGTTGATGATCCAACTTATGATATGAAGGATTTTATGGGTAGAGAAATGCTCTTCCCAAAAAGGTGGTTAACACTTGATGTTTATGATTCTAAAATGGAGATAAAAGTATAATGACAATTAAATTAATTACTTTCAAAACAAATCATACCATTCTCGCAAAAGTTGTAGACGAGGGTGATATCGGTATTTTGATAAAAGAACCAGTTCAAGTGGTTTCTATTCCTCCTTCAGCCTCTAATCCTGAGGGTGGTATTGCCTTCTCTCCTTTTTTAGAGTATAGTGAAGAATTTAAAACAGGGATTAAAGTGAACAATAGTGACATTCTTACTATCAATCATCCTATTGTTGATTTAGAAAATCAATATAATAGAATTTTCGGATCAGGAATTCAAATCGCGTCTACACTATCTTAAATGAATCAATACTACACCAACGTATCAACTTACGGAAATAATATTCTGTTTCGAGGTGTAAAGAACGGTCGGAGAGTTAAACTAAAAATAGAATACTCTCCGACTTTGTTTTTACCAGTCAACAAAACAACAGAATGGAAAACTCTTTTCAATGATAATCTCGAACCTAAAAAGTTTGAGAATATACGTTCAGCTCGCGACTTCACCAAAAGGTATGAAGAAGTACAAAACTTCAAGATATATGGCAACTCTAGTTTTGAATATGCATTTATCGCTGAGACACAACCTGGTATGATTGACTGGAATATCGATGAACTAAAAATAAGTATCATCGATATTGAGGTTGGATCTGAAAATGGTTTTCCTGATCCATATAAGGCTACAGAACCAATTACTGCTATCGCTATTCGTAGTTTGAATGGTGATATGGTCGTTTATGGTTGTGGTGATTATGATAAAGAAAAAGATGAAACAAATAAAGATAAGAATGTAACCTACATTAAATGTCGTGATGAATATACATTATGTAGAACATTTCTAACTGATTGGGAGAAAGATTATCCTGATGTTGTTTCTGGTTGGAATATTAAGTTCTTTGATATTCCCTATCTTGTAAATCGATTCAATCGTATTCTCGGAGAAGAAGTCACAAGAAAACTTTCGCCGTGGAATAATGTGTATGCTCGTGAAAAAGTTATTCGTGGTAAAAATGTTACTTCTTACGATTTAACAGGAATAGCCACACTAGATTATATTGAGTTGTACAAATGGTATGCGCCTGGTGGCAAGTCACAAGAATCGTATCGTCTTGATAATATCGCACACGTAGAACTTGGTAAGAAAAAAATTGATTACTCTGAATATGATAATCTTCACCAACTTTATCGTTTAAACTTTCAAAAGTTTATTGAGTATAACATTGTTGACGTTGAACTTGTCATTGAACTTGAAAGTAAATTAAAACTAATTGAACTTGGTTTAACTTTGGCATACGATACAAAGACAAACTATGAAGATATTTTTGCACAAACAAGAATGTGGGATTCTCTAATCTATTCTTACTTGTTTGAAAAAAAGATTATTGTGCCACCAAAAATAGTAAAAAATAAAACTGAGGCTTTTGAAGGTGCCTATGTTAAAGAGCCGCAAGTCGGCGCACATGATTGGGTTGCATCATTCGATTTGAACTCTTTGTATCCTCACTTGATGATGCAATACAATATTTCACCTGAGACATTAATTGAACCTGATGATTATGATGATGAAATGCGTGATGTTTTAGGTCAGGTTATAAATGTTGATCGTCTTTTAAACGGTAGTATAGATACTAATAAGTTGAAAGATGTTACTTTAACTCCTAACGGACAATTTTTTAGAACTGATATACAAGGTTTTCTTCCTAAAATGTTGGAAGAAATGTATGAAGATCGGAAGAAATTTAAAAAGTTAATGTTGAAGTCTAAACAAGATTATGAAAATGAAACTGACGAATCTAAAAAACGTGAAATTAAAAACCTTGTTGCCAGATACGACAACCTACAGTTAGCTAAAAAAGTATCACTTAATAGTGCTTATGGTGCTTTAGGTTCTCAATATTTTAGATTCTATGATTTGCGTATGGCCTTGGGTGTCACCACGGCTGGTCAACTAAGTATTCGTTGGATTGAAAAAGCACTAAATGGATATTTAAATAAATTATTAAAAACACAGAATGAAGATTATGTTATCGCCTCAGACACAGACTCGATTTATCTCCGTCTTGGTGAGCTTGTTAATACGGTGTATAAAGACAAATCGAATCCTGATGCAATCATCGCCTTCATGGATAAAGTCTGCGAACAGAAAATACAACCTTTTATTGATAAGAGTTATCAAGACCTTGCTGCGTATGTTCACGCATATGCCCAAAAAATGCAAATGAAACGTGAAGGACTTTCTGATAAAGGAATCTGGACCGCAAAGAAACGATACATCTTAAATGTTTATAACAATGAAGGTGTTCAGTATAAAGAACCACAAATCAAAGTGATGGGTCTTGAGATGGTGAAGTCATCTACACCTGCTGCGATTCGTGAGAAGATGAAAGAAGTTATTCAGTTGATGATGAAAGGTGATGAGACTGATGTACAACAGTTTATATTAAATTTCAGAGAACAGTTTAAGAAGTTGCCTCCTGAAGATATTTCTTTCCCTAGAGGTCTGAATGGTCTGAACGAATATTCTGATTCAGTAATGATGTATAAGAAAGGTACACCTATTCATGTTCGTGGTGCAATTCTTTATAATCATTATTTGAAACAATATGATTTAACTAAAAAGTATCCTTTGATACAAGAAGGTGAGAAACTAAAGTTTACTTATCTGAAAGTACCAAATCATTTTAAAGAAGATGTGATTTCATATCCTGGTAGATTACCAAAAGAGTTTAATTTGTCTGACTACATTGATTATGAAACGCAGTTTGATAAAGCGTTTGTCGAACCTGTCAAAGTTATTCTAGATTGTATGGGTTGGCAAGTTGAAAAACAAAACTCTATTGAAAGTTTCTTTGGATAATGTTACAAGTAATTTTTCCATTTCTAACAGCGATAGCCTTATCTGGTGTTGCTGCATATTATTCTGTAATAGGATTGGCTCAAATATTTCCAGGTTCTTTTTGGCCTATTATTATCATGGGTTCAATCTTAGAAATGGCAAAGTTAGTAACCGTTTCTTGGTTATATAATAACTGGAATGAAACTATACGTTTGATGCGTTATTATTTCTTGATTGCAGTTCTATTGTTGATGCTCATTACATCAATGGGTATCTTTGGATATCTTTCTAAAGCCCACCTAGAAACGAACGTAGTATTAGGTGCGAATACTGTTCAATTAAAGACACTAGAACAACAGGAAAGAATCGTCAAAGAAAGACTTGATTATCTGTTGAAAAGAGCAGGTGATCCAGCAACAGCATCAAGAAAGATAGACAAACAGATACAAGAAGCACAAGAAGAATTAAAAGAAGTTAATGATAAGAAGTTACCTTTACTAACAGAAGAAAATAAGTTAGCGGCAGAAATAGGTCCTATTAAGTATATTGCCGAGGCTTTATACACAAAAGATGATCCAAATTTCATAGATAAAGCTGTACGTGCAGTTATAATCATCATCATTATTGTTTTTGATCCTCTTGCGATTCTTCTTTTGGTAGCTTCAAATCAAACATATAGGAAATTAAGAGAGAATAAAGAAACATCGACTGAAAGTAAAAAGGTAATTAAAAAGAAAAAGATTGACACTTCTACAGCACCTAGTGTAGAATTGTTTACTAAAGATGATAATGAAGTAATACCTAAATCAAAGATTGCTAAAATTGGAGAAATGCCATGAGTTTATTGGAAAAATTGAAGAAAAGTTCAACGATAAAAGAGACTTCTATTCTTGCGAAGTCTCAGTTTTTTACAGAAAAAGATATGATTCAAACCGATGTGCCTATGATTAACGTGGCACTTTCGGGTTCACTTGATGGTGGACTAACACCTGGTCTTACAATGTTTGCTGGACCATCGAAACATTTTAAAACAGCTTTTGCGTTGTTAATGGCATCAGCTTATATGAAAAAATATGAAGATGCTGTTGTACTTTTTTACGACTCTGAATTCGGCACACCACAAAAATATTTTGAAACCTTCAACATCGACACAGACAGAGTTTTACACACACCAATTACAGATGTTGAAGAATTGAAACATGATATTATGAATCAATTGCAAAGTATTGGTAAGGGTGATAGAGTCATTATTATTCTTGATTCTATCGGCAACTTGGCATCTAAAAAAGAAATTGAAGATTCTTTAGAAGGTAAATCTGTTGCTGATATGACTAGAGCTAAACAAATGAAATCTTTGTTTAGAATGGTAACGCCACATTTAACAATCAAAGATATTCCTATGGTTGTTGTGAATCATACTTACAAAGAAATTGGTATGTTTCCGAAAGATATCGTTGGTGGTGGTACAGGTTCTTATTACTCAGCAGATACAATTTGGATTCTTGGTCGTCAACAAGAAAAGACCGGAACAGAAATTACGGGATATAATTTTATCATCAACATTGAAAAGTCCAGATATGTTCGTGAGAAATCTAAAATTCCAATCACAGTTTCATTTGATGGCGGTATTCAAAAATATTCTGGTCTACTTGACATCGCACTTGAAGGAAATTTTGTTGCTAAACCATCAAACGGTTGGTATGCAAAAGTTGACCGCGAAACTGGTGAAATAATGGACAAAGTTCGATTCGGTGATACACAAACAAAAGAGTTTTGGTCTGATATTCTTACGAACGAATCCTTTAAAGAATATGTGAGAAAGAGATATGAAATTACTTATAGCAGCATTTTGGGAGATGATGTTGAATCTCCTGAATTTCAACCAGACGAAGCGGCCTGAATATTTCATCGACATTAGGGATGAGAATACCTATTTTACCATACTCAGTGGTAAATATCAAAATGTAACTGTCACCTACTCGCAAACCCAATTCTTTGAGGATGAGGGTTTTGCGAGGTTAAAATTCAATTACCATGTGATTGAATATGCGAATTTTGCCGAGGAACACTTGACAGATAATCAAGAATTTGTTACAATACTAGGTGACATACTCCAAGACTATATTTTAATTGAGGCAAAAAAACTTGAAACAACTAGAAAACGTCATTCTGAAGAACTTGATTTTCAATGAGGACTATACAAGAAAAGTATTGCCATTCATTAGAGAAGAATATTTTTCTGAAAATAATCAACGTAAATTTTTCAGAGAAATAAAAACATATGTTGAAGAATACAAGAATCTTCCAACATACGAATCTCTATTAATTGATTTCACCGAATCTAAAAAATTGACACAACTCGAAGTGAATGGTTGTGTCGATTTGCTTAGAGAATTGAACAGTGATAGAAACGAAAAGTCTGAAATGGATTGGTTGATCGACCAGACTGAAAAGTTTTGTCAAGATAAAGCCATCTATAATGCAATCATGAGTTCTGTTTCTATTCTTGATAAGAATGGTGAAGATAATAAATCTAAAGGTGAAATACCAAAACTTTTGAGTGACGCTCTTGGTGTTTCTTTTGATAATCACATTGGTCATGATTATGTAAATGATTTCGATGCTCGTTATGACTTTTATCACAAACAAGAAACTAAAATTCCTTTTGATTTAGACCTATTCAATAAGATCACTAAAGGCGGTCTACCAATTAAAACTCTCAACATTGCACTTGCTGGCACTGGTGTTGGTAAATCCTTGTTCATGTGTCACGTTGCAGCTTCTTGTCTATCGCAAGGTAAGAACGTATTGTACATTACACTTGAAATGGCTGAAGAAAAGATTGCTGAACGTATTGATGCAAACCTTTTGAATGTCAGTATGGATGAACTAAAGACTATGACAAAAGATGATTATGAAAGAAAGTTCAACCATCTGAAAACTAAACTGAATGGTAAGTTAATTATCAAAGAATATCCAACGGCAGCTGCATCATCGTTACACTTCAGAGCTTTGTTGAACGAACTTCATTTGAAAAAGAGTTTTAAACCTGATATTGTCTTTATTGATTATCTTAACATCTGCGCTTCATCTAGAATTAAACCTGGTGCGAATGTAAACAGTTATGCATACATTAAAGCAATTGCTGAAGAACTAAGAGGTCTTGCTGTTGAGTTTGCTGTACCAATTGTTTCTGCTACACAAACAACTCGTTCTGGTTTTACAAATACTGATCCTGGTCTTGAAGATACTTCCGAATCTTTTGGTTTGCCTGCAACTGCTGACTTTATGTTTGCACTTATCAGTACTGAAGAACTAGAACAATTGAATCAAATTATGGTGAAGCAATTAAAAAATCGTTATGGTGATCCTAATTCATTCAAACGATTTGTGATTGGTATTGATAGATCGAAGATGAAATTATATGATGCTGAACCTGATGCACAAAATGGTATCGCAGATTCGGGACAAACTGATGATAGTCCTCCATTAAACACGTTTGGTAATCGTGAAAGTAAATTTAATAAAAACTTTGGTGGTTTAAAAGTATGAGTTTGACTAAAGAACAAGCCGTCTATTGTGCGAGTGTTTTCTCGAACTACTTTGATCGATTCAGTAGAATTGATGAGTACATGAGAGAACAGAAATTAAATTCAATGGCCGAAAGGCCATTTGTTTTGCCTGGCATGGGACCTGAAGAAGATTTGTTTACGAACTTCAATATGTCGCCTGCTGATATGGAATTCGAAGTAATGGAATTACCACAAGAAAGATGGGACATTTATTTGAATATGATTTCTTCACACTCAAATATGACTAGCATACCTGGTCGTTGTTTGAGACTCGCTGTTTTGGAAAAGAAAACAAATAAGTGGGTTGGTTTTATTCGCCTTGGTTCTCCGGTGATTAACTGTAAACCGAGAAATGAAATGCTTGGACAAGTATTCACACAAATTGATGGTGGCGCACAGATGTTTAATCGTTGTGCTATTATGGGTTTCGTTATTGTGCCAGCACAGCCATTTGGTTACAATTATCTTGGTGGTAAATTGATGGCTGCAATATGTACGACACATGAAGTTCGTGAAATGCTGAATAAGAAATATGATATGACAACTTGTTTATTTGAGACAACAAGTTTATATGGTTCAACAAAAGCAGTATCGCAATATGATGGTATGAAACCTTATATTCGATACAAAGGTTTAACTGATAGTGATTTTCTTCCTATGTTACACGGTGAAACTTATACAAATTTAAAAGAGTATATGGAAAATATACTTGGAGAACCGCTGGCACCAGAAGGCGCATCAAGTAGAAAGTTGAAGATATCAAATGCCATGGTGTCACACATCAATGTCATACTGAGAGGTACACCAGAAGGTGAGAAGTTTAAACGAACGATTGAAAATGCGAAGAATCTAAACGAGCAGAAACGATATTATGTATCTGATTATGGATTCAGTAATATGGTTGACTATGTTAATGGAAAAACAACTAAACTGGTTGCGGGTGAAAACTACGAAAAGTTTCATCTAAAGAATGTTATTGAGTGGTGGAGAAAGAAAGCCGTTAATCGTTTTGAAACACTAAAGACGGAGAATAGACTTAGATCAGAAATAGAGGTCTGGACAGGCGAAAAAGAGATTGACATTATTAGATAGGATAAATAAACCAATTAATAGGGAGATTTAACCTTGAAAACACTATCTTCTTTTCTGACTGAATCTACAGGAAAAAAAGTTCAAGAATTTGAACATCCTGCCAAAGGAAAATACACCTTACATAGAAAAGGTGACGTACACCATCTTAAAAACAAATATGGTGAGGTATCTCATACTTTCATTGGTATGGAACCCGATGAAATAACCTATCATTTAAAACATCATAACGAAATTCATGGATCAGGTAAATCTACAGTAAAAGAAGAATATCTAGAAGAATCTTCTGCTGCAGCCATCAATACTCACAGAGGTGGATTCAATGAAGCGATGTTTGCATATCATTTAAACAATACAAGTTGGATTGATGATGAACATAAGAAGGCTGCATATCATCATAAAGAAATGTTGGACAATCATGATCCATTAGAAGCTCGTAGACAAAATGATAGAGCAGCTGCTCAGGCAAAATCTTTCTTAGAACATGCAAAATCAAATGGATATTCTGGTATAAAAAATGTACATCTAACAGCAAAACCTGGCGACATAGAAAAACATACAGGCATACCTGCAACTCAACAAGAGAACCCTTCTGATGTTGTAGCACATTTTCAAAATAAACCTAAAGATGCTAAGCACGGATATTTTGGTGTATCTTTAAAGTCCTCATCAGCTAAGAAAATAGGATTTCATAACGGTGGATTAGGCTCAGTTGGTAAAGATTTAGGTATAGATTTAGAAACACATGCTAATAAATTGCAAAACCAGTTTTTAAAGAAAAAAGGATATAAAAATCTTTCTGCTGGCGCAGCAGATGTAGCAGGTAAAAAAGGAACTGCATCATATAGAAATAGTAAGAAGTATGATGAAGCAATGGCTCACGCAACAAAAGTTAACGGTAGTGTTCGTGATAAACTACATGAACATTATCAATCAATGTCGCATGAGAATTTAAAAAGTCATTTACTAAGAACTTTTGTTAAAGCAAATTCCGATCATGCACTGCCTTATGTTAAGACACATGGCACAGGAGGTTATGATAAAGATGCAACTGCTCATACAGAAGATCCATCTGACAATGAAATGTATCATTCTATAAAAGATTCCAAAAAATTAGAGATTCATAAAAGTGGTGGAACATTAATGAGTGTTCATGCTGATGGTAAAAGGATGTTTGGTATACAGGTCAAACATAATAATGGACCTTTAACTTCTATGAAAATTTTAGGACAACCTTAATGGCTAAAAATTATTCTGCAGCAGAACTTACTAGGATGCAAGAACTTGGTTCTGCATGGATTTTCAGGCGAGCTTTAAATGATAATATAAATTATAGAAATCCTGAAGATATAGTAAAAGATAAAAAATATCATGAACTGGTATCTTTATATCCGGCTATCAATAAACAATGGATCGATAATTGTGGTAGAATAAATATAAAATTATACGGAGAAATAAATGGCAGATTCACCAAAAGAAGGAGAAGCGGCACAAGCACTATTTTGTGCTATTGCTGATTTAATTGGAGCCACAAAGGTAAAAAACGAATTTCTTACTAAGAAATTACCTTCTTATCAAGTTTTCAAAAAACATTACGGTAAAATAATTGATGAGGCATACAAAGCCACAGATATGCCACAAATTACTTTACAACAAATAGAAAAATTTTTAATTGATGCAGATGGTTGGTATGAATCTTCTTTAAATATTGCTCGCGAATTAATGGCTGAAATAACAACAATTAGTTCTAAATTTTCTAAAATAAAAGCACCAAGATTACAAGATATAATTTATGTTCGTGGCGGCGCTAAAGAAAAGGGTCGTAATGCAAACGCTATGGAAAATATAGGAGCATTATTTGATATTGCCAATAAAAACGAAAAATCATATTTTGGTGACATAAACAAATGGAGTCCAGCAGACATATATTTTGTATCTAAAAAAGCCGAGAGTGAAATCTTAAAAACAGTAACTCTTGCAGAAGGAAAACTATCAAAGTCATATAATTTTACAGATTTAAATACATTAACTTCAAAATTAGTAGATAGTGGTGATTTATTACCTTTATCATTAAAAAAGGCTTCAAATGAAGCACATTTAGTTAAAGTAAATTTTAAAAGGTCTGATGAAGAAACATATCTTGGTTCCATAAAATATTATGGAGTAAGTGATTGGAGTAAAAAATTTACAAGAGCAAAACCTGTTACTCGGGACATTAAAATTTATTTTAGTAAAGACAAAAAAGATAAATTAAAAATTCGTCACGATCCTTATAGTTCAAATTATGGAGTTAACAAAGCTGTAAAATGTGAAATTGAAGTTACTGGAGCTGGTGGTCGTGGGGGTTCTGTTGTTGGTATACCTTTAATTGCTCAATTGATTTCTAAAGTTGATAAAAGTTTTGGTGATGAATTGAAAAGAGCTTTTGAGGCAGGTATAAGAAAATATGCAACAGAGTTAGAAAAAGCCAATAAAAAATTTAAAGTTAAACCTGGAGTTAAATTACAAAGTCCGGCAAAAGAAATGTATGATGAAGAAAGAGCAATTCTAAGTGCATTATATGTTTCAAATGCTATTATGCCTGTAATTTATAATTGGTTTAAATCAAATGAAGATGATACAAAAAAAACAAAGTTAAATGAAAAGGTCGTGCAAAAATTTTTAGAATATACTTCAAGTAGAACCGAGAAATCTGGAAGGTTTGTAATCGCAAAATGAAATTCTCAGAATATTTAACCGAATCTAAGAAAGAAGGAGCTAACCTTCACTTAGAACATTTAGAAGATAATATCTTAAATCGTGGAGTAAAAGGTGCGAGAGAGTCTATCGATTTTCTTCGCTCATTACGTGATATGTTAGCTGGACATTCTCAATCAAAAGTAAATGTAACTACAAAATGGGATGGAGCTCCTGCTGTAATTTGTGGTATTAATCCAGAAAACGGAAAGTTTTTTGTCGGCACCAAGTCTGTTTTTAATAAAGATGGAAAATTAAATTATACTGATGATGACATTGACAAGAATCATCCTGGCGAAGGTCTAAATCAAAAATTAAAAACAGCGTTAGCATTTTTACCTAAGTTGGAAATAAAAGGTATATTGCAAGGTGATATGTTATTCTCTAAAGGCGATATACAAAGTCAAAGTATAGATGGTGAATCATATATTACGTTTCAACCCAATACAATCGTTTATGCTGTGCCTACTGATTCAGTTATGGCTTCGAAAATGTCAGCAGCTCAAATGGGTATCGTCTTTCATACATCATATTCCGGTAGAACTATGGACACATTGAAAGCTTCTTTCAATATTGATATAGGCAATTTAAAACAGACCAAAGATGTTTGGTTTAGAGATGCTTCATTTGTTGATGCTTCAGGCACTGCAACATTCACTGAGACAGAAACAAAAATGATTACAGGTGTTTTATCTCAAGCGGGTAGAATATTTCAAACAATCAATCCTTTGATTCTAAATAGAATATCATCTTCAGATGTTTTAAATACGCAAATCAAAACATTCAATAATACAAAAGTTAGAGCTGGTCAAAAGATAACCAATACACAAAAACATGTAACAGAATTAATTCGTTGGGTAGAAGATAGACTAAACAAAGAAATACTTGCTGCGAAAAAAGAAGATACAAAGAAAAAACGAATCGCAGAAAAATCTGAATTGATAAGATTTTATAGAAGTAGTGCGTCACAGCTTGCAGCAATATTTGATCTAATGAATCTAATTGTAGATGCAAAGATAATGATAGTAAGAAAACTTGAAAGTATAAAATCTTCAGTGAACACTTTTGTAAATACTGAAGATGGTTTTAAAGTTACTGGACCTGAAGGTTTTGTTGCAGTAGATAGATTAAGTGGTGGTGCATTAAAGTTAATTGATAGACTAGAATTTTCTCAACAGAACTTTAATGCTGCAAAAAATTGGAGTAAATAATGGCATACGATTTAAATAAAATATTACAGGAATACGGTGATGATGATTTTGGTTTCTCTGCTGTATCTGAAGAAGAATATAACGCAGTTATAAATGAGAAGGCTGATACTGCTGAAGAATTTCAGGCAAGACTTCAACAAGTGGAAAAATTAGTATTACCTTTTTTTACTAAGTTGTTGCAGACCGCAGATAAAGAATACATATATTGGCCAAATAGAAAAAAATTAGTTGAGGATCAAATACAAAAGATTTTAAAACTAACAAGAGGATAAAGGAGACTAACATGTTAGAGACACTTTTCTGGTTACTAATCGGTGCATTTATTGGTTGGAATTTTCCACAACCACAGTTTGCAAAAAATTTGCAGGCAAAAGTAATGGGAATGTTTAAAAAAACTGGTGAATAAAAATGGCTTATTCTAGTCAATTGATGGATCACTATGAGAATCCACGAAACGTAGGAAAGTTAGATACAAGTGACACGACTGTTGGTACAGGATTAGTTGGTGCGCCAGCTTGCGGTGACGTTTTAAAGTTGCAAATTAAAGTTGATGACGGAGTAATTACTGATGCGAAATTTAAGACGTATGGTTGTGGCTCGGCGATTGCATCGTCGTCGCTTGTCACCGAGTGGGTTAAAGGCAAGACAATTGATGAAGCGATGGCGATCAAGAATACCCAAATTGCTGAGGAACTTGCATTACCACCAGTCAAAATTCATTGTTCGATTCTGGCGGAAGATGCAATCAAAGCAGCTATAAAAGATTATAAAGATAAAAATTTAGCAAAGGCAGCTTGATGTTAAAACAAGTAGATGGTAAGTGGGCTTTAGTTTCTAAAAAAACACAGAGACCACTTGCTTATTACAGAGGTGAGGGTAAACCTTCTGACGAATGGGTTAGGAAACAAGAATCAAGAATTCAAATGTTCAAGTCGATGAATGAACAAAAAGATTTTACGAAGTCTGGTTCTGGTTTAACTATATTCGATATTGATGATACACTCTTTCATACGACTGCAAAGATTGCTGTGAAGAAAGATGGTAAAGTTGTTCGTGAATTAAATAATCAAGAATTTAATACCTATCAATTAAAGAAAGGTGAAGAATTTGATTATCGCCAATTTCGTGATGCAAAAAAGTTTAAAGAAGAATCAAAGCCTATTGCCAAAATGTTTGCTAAGGCAAAAGCAATACTCCGTAATGTTGTAAATAAACCGGGTAGTCAGATGATTATTTTGACTGCACGTAATGACTTTGATGACAAAGAAACATTTTTGGATACATTTAGACAATATGGTTTAGATATAGACAAGATAAGAGTCGAACGCGCTGGTAAATTATCAAAGCTGTCGCCTGCACATGCTAAGTATGTTATAATATATAATTATTTAAAACAAGGTAAATTCTCCCATGTTCGTTTATTCGATGATAGTATGGCGAACCTAAAAGAATTTTTGCGTTTGAAAAAAGATTTTACAGATGTAAAGTTTGAGGCATATTTTGCGAAACCAGACGGCTCAGTAGAAAGAATCGGCGGTATAAATGAAGAACAAGAATTTGTATCTAAGGCCGGTGCCGGTGAATGGGGTAGACCAGAACTTACACGTAGATATATAGAAGATACACCAGGACAAAAAGTTCAGAGGTTTAAGAAATACGTAAAAAATATATAATTATTTAAGGAGAATGATTGTGCGTGATTTGATTATAGGATGTTCTACCAACTATGATTGGTCCAAACTAAAATATTGGATCAATTCTATCAATAAATCCGGATTTCAAGGTGATAAAGTCATGATTCTTATGAATTGTGACAAAGATACTGTTAATAAGGTTGTAGAATCGGGATTCAGTGTTATAGGTTTTAATAAAGATGTTGAGGGTAATTTAATTTACTCATCAAATATGCCTGTTCACACAGAAAGATTTTTGCACATATACAATTATTTAAAAAATAAAGACTATCGTTATGTGATTACCACTGATGTTAAAGATGTAATATTTCAAAAAAATCCAATAGAATTTTTAGAAAAAGAATGTGTGAATAAAAACTTAATCTTTGCATCTGAAAGTATTCGGTATAAAGACGAACCTTGGGGTGATCAAAATCTAAAAGAAACATTTGGTCAATATATTTACGACCAGTTTAAAAATAATGAAATATTTAATGTAGGTGTTTTGGCTGGACACGGTTATGCTATTCGTGATTTGGCACTAAACATTTTTGTGTCATGCTTAAATCGTCCGATACCCATTTGTGACCAATCAACTTTCAATTTTATGATTAGTCAAAATCCTTATACCTCTCTAAGTAAATACACCCGTTCTGAAGAAGGATGGGCAGCACAATTAGGAACAACTGGAGATCCTACAAAAGCTTCTCAATTTGGTCCTGTTTTACTGGAAGAAAAACCTAAACTAGAGAATGGAGTTGTAACAACATCTAAGGGTGAAGAATTCTATATCGTGCATCAATATGATAGAGTGCCTTCTATGAGGAAAGCACTTGAGGAAAAATTTGCATGAAGCGTTTGTTATTTGTAGTACATCGTTATGCTCCTTATCCTGGCGGGTCTGAAAATTATGTTCGAGACATGGCAGAAGAATGTGTTTCAAGAGGACATGAAGTTTGGGTTTTTACTGGTGAACACAAGGGTGATTTGAATGGCGTTCGTGTAACTTCTGATGCGAATATTTTGGGACAAATTTTTGATTTGATTATCGTTCATGGTGGTGATGTTGGGTTACAAGATTTTGTTTTAGTTAATTCTCAAAGAATACCTTCACCTATTCTTTTCATGATCATAAAACCATCTGAAAGTCCTATCTACATGCACGCTATGGATCAAGTAAAGTATCTCGGATGTTCTGCTCCCGAAGATTATGATCTTTTAAAGAAACACAACAAGATGAATAAATGTGTTCGTGTTATTCATGGTATAGATGAAAAAATATCTATGGGTGTTTCTGGGTTTAGAGAAAAATATAATATAAAAACAAAATATATGTTTCTCTCTTGTGGTGGATTCTGGCCAAATAAAGCAATGAAGGAACTTGTAAAAGTTTTTAATGAGGTTGGAAGAACTGATACGACTTTGATTTTAACTGGTTATGATAATAGACATAACATAATGCCAGAAGAATCTGAATTTGTTAAACCTATGATGATTGATGATCGTTCTGAGGTTCTATCGGCAATAAAAGATGCCGATCTTTATATAATGCACTCCTTTAGTGAGGGTTTTGGATTGGTATTACTAGAATCGATGCTGAACAAAACACCTTGGGCTTCTCGAAGAATCGCCGGAGCAAACTTAATGAAAGAGTTTGGTTTTACATATGACAATGACAATCAACTGAGAGAATATTTGATTGATTTTGATGGTGTAAAACAAGATAAAATAGATGAGGCATATGAGTATGTTACATTAAATCATATGATTAAAAATACTGTTGATGATATAATGAGGTTAGTATAATGGATTTTACATTTGGTATACTTACGAAATATGATAATGAAACTCAACTGAGAGAAGTTATAGATTCGATACATGCACTGAATATTCCTAATTATCAAGTTCTTGTGATTGGCGAACAAAAAAGAGAAGGTGCTGAAAAAGAAAGATATATTTGGTTTGAAGATAGTGTAAGGCCTGGGTGGATAACAAGAAAGAAAAATCTTTTAGCACGAGCCGCCAATTATCAAAATATTGTTTTGATGCATGATTACTTTGTTTTCGACAAAGATTGGTATAATAATTTTTTGAAATTCGGTAATAACTGGGATATTTGTTCTTGTTCTCAATATTTAATTAATGGTAAGAGACATTTTACCGATTGGGTTACTTGGGATTCTCCTATCTTTCCGACATATACTTCAGTGCATTATGATGATTGGAGTCATGTACATTATATGTACCAATCTGGAGGATTTACTGTAGCTAAAACACAATTAGTTATTGATAATCCTTTCAATGAAGAACTTGGATGGGGTCAATCAGATGATGTTGAATGGTCGTTGAGAATAAGACATAGATACAGATATGTTTGTAACGGAAAAAGTATAGTAAGACATAATAAGGTACATCGTGATGCGAAATAAATTAATTATATTCGATTTAGATGGAGTATTGATCGAATCAAGAGAATTGCACTATCATGCATTAAACGATGCATTGTTAAAAGTCGGCGAAGAATTTGTAATTCAGCGTGAAGAACACTTAAGTGTTTTTGATGGCTTAAACACAACAAGAAAACTAGAGATGTTGACCGAAAGAAAAGGTCTACCAACAAGCGTTTACGATCAAGTTTGGCAAGATAAACAAACTGCCACATTCGAATTAATTAAACAATTTCCAAAAAGTCTTAACTTAATACGATATTTCAGTGAATTAAAAAAGCAAGGATTTAAAATTGCTGTTGCAAGTAACTCCATTCGTGAGACAGTAAAGCTTGCTTTAATATCAATAGGTGTGTTAGAATATGTTGATTACTATGTCAGTAATGAAGATGTAAGGAGACCTAAGCCTTATCCAGAAATGTACTGGCAATGTATGACAGTTTTAAATGCATTACCAAAAACAACAGTTATATTTGAAGATAGTCATATTGGTCGAGAAGGTGCTTTAAATTCTGGTGCTCATCTAATACCTTTAAAAGATTCTTTCGATTTAACAAGTGATAAAATACAAGATGCTATTGATATACTAAATGGTGTCAAGAAAACAAATATACCATGGAGAAATAAAAAAATGAATGTATTGATACCTATGGCTGGTGCTGGTAGTAGATTCGCTGCAGCAGGTTACACTTTTCCTAAACCTCTGATTGAAGTTCGTGGGAAGCCAATGATTCAAGTTGTTGTTGAAAATCTGAATGTTGATGCTCATTTTATTTTTCTAGTTCAGAAAGAACATTATGAAAAGTATAACCTCAAACAACTATTAAATTTAATTGCGCCTGGTTGTGATATTGTTCAAGTTGATGGTATTACTGAAGGTGCTGCATGTACAACATTACTAGCGAAAGAATTGATTGATAATGATGAACCACTATTGATGGCCAACTCAGATCAATTTGTAGAGTGGAATTCTAACGAGTGTTTGTATGCATTTGGTGCTGACAGTATTGATGGTGGTATTGTCACATTTGAAGCCACCCATCCAAAATGGTCATTTGCAAAATTAGATGAGAATGGATTTGTATCTGAAGTTGCAGAAAAGAAACCTATCTCAAATATTGCTACTGTGGGTATTTACTATTGGAAACATGGTAAAGATTATGTTAAGTATGCTGAACAAATGATACAGAAGAACATTCGTGTCAATAATGAATTCTATGTTTGTCCTGTATTCAACGAAGCGATTGGTGATGGTAAGAAAATCAGAACTAAACACATTGAAAGAATGTGGGGAATAGGAACACCAGAAGATTTAAATTACTTTTTGGAGAACTATAAAGAATGAGAGTCGCTGTCGTATTAACAGGACATTTGAGATGTTGGAAACAAGTATTTCCAAATTTTAAAGAAAAAATTATTGATCGGTATAACCCTGATATTTTTATTCATACATGGGATGAAGAAGGTTGGTGGATTCCAGGTGATAAACAAAATGAAAAAGGTTTCTTTGAAGGTACTCCAGAAATAGTAGATCAAGATGTTATTGATGCTTACAAGCCTTTATACTTTGTAAAAGAATATTGGAACGATTTCAACAAACACTTCGAACATTGTGGAACCTATTTCAAAAATTTTGCACATAGACCTAAGAATATACTATCAATGTATTATAAGATGCATCAAGGATTTTCTTTGGTTGAAAAACATATGGCACAGTTACAGGGTAATTATGATTTGGTGATTCGTATGCGGCCTGACATGGTATTTCATGAGGATCTTCCTGAGTTTGAAATGGGAACATTTTATACGATTGCACACAGAAATCATTTAGGTCAAGGAACAGGTGACCTAATGCAAGTTGGTAGTGTAGGACAGATGATGTTCTTTACGAAAGTAATTTGTTTTATTTCAGAATTGTATGCACAAACAAATTTATTATGTCCTCATGTAATAACTGAACAACATATAAGAAATATAGGAATTAACTGGAAAGAATTTAATATAAACAAAACATTAATGCACACACCAAAGGGTGCTTATGTAGAAATGGATAAAATAAATGCTGAATGAAATCCTAAAACTAAATGATGGTCCGATTAGATATGAACCAAGTGGCCGAGGCCATATTAAAATGGTAGGACATTCGGTGCCTTATAGTATCATGCAACAAGAGTTTGACTTTCTACATAATATTATAGTTGAAAATAATTTACAAAGAGGTTTTGAACTCGCAACTGCTTTTGGTATTTCAGGTACAGCGATAGGTACAGCATTTAAAAAGACCGGTGGAAAATTTGTAACCATGGATGCATATATAGAAGAAAAATATGATAATGCTGGTACATACGAACATTTTCAAAAAGAAGTTTACGATAAGTCAGATGGATATAAAAGTGTGAACTATCTTATCGATACGTTCAATCTTAGAGGTACTATGTTCGCGGAAATAGGTTGGTCACCCGATGATGTTGATAGTATAATCAATAAACATTTTGATCAGAAATTAGATTTCGTATTTCTTGATGCAGGGCATTTTGGTGATCAGATGATTAAAGATATTAAAGAGATACATAAACACTTAGATGAAAAGTTTGTATTTGTTTTTCATGATATATACCCATGGAGTTGCACACAAGAAGTTCATAATTTATGTATAGAATTATTTAATAAAGATATAGATATTAAATTGCCTTATCCTCAAGGCGAAAATTTAGGTATAATCACATGCTTATAATATCTCACAGAGCTAATTTATATGGACCTGATCCTTCTATAGAAAATAAACCAGAATCTATTGAAGAAGCAATTCAACATGGATTTTCTGTAGAAGTTGATTTAAGGATGCAAGACGAAAAATTATATTTTGGTCATGATGAACCTCAATATGAAACTGATTTAGATTTTTTAAATGAAAATAAAAAATACCTCTGGATACATTGCAAAGATTTAGACGCTTTAGAATTATGTCTTTCAAAATCATTACATTGCTTCTGGCACCATAAAGATGATTATACACTAACGAACTATAGATATGTTTGGGCTTATCCAGGTAAGGATCCTTTAGGAAGTTTAACTATAATGGTTATGCCCGAATGGTACTGGAAACCAGAAGAAATTATGTCAAAAAAACCTTTTGGAGTATGCACTGATCGGCCATTTGAATACCAAGATATTATAAATAAGAAGTAAACAAAATCAACTGCTGTAGAGGCGGAGAGATATGAAATTTAAAGACTTTCTATTAGAACAGAAAGAAAAGCACGCTGTCATGGCTTTCGGAAGAATGAATCCGATTACAAACGGTCATGAAAAAGTAGTCAAAGAAGTCAAAAAAATCGCCAAGCAATTTGGTGGTTCACATCATATCGTCCTGTCTCATTCTCAGGATACAAAGAAAAATCCCCTTACAGTGCAACAGAAAATGAAACACGCTAAACGTGCATTTCCTGATACCAAATTTGTAGCCGCATCTAGTGAATCTCCCACGTTTTTTGATTATGCGGAGAAACTATACAAACAAGGTGTAACACACCTGCATATGGTCGCGGGTTCTGATCGCGCTCTCGAATATGTAAAATTACTTAACAAATATAATGGTACACATAAAGGTGCTAGATTTAATTTCAAATATATTGGTGTAGAATCTGCTGGTGAACGTGATCCAGATTCGGAAGGTGTAGAAGGTATCTCTGCATCAAAGATGCGTGATGCAGCCGCAAAAGGCGACTTCAAAACTTTTAAAAAAGGCGCACCATCAAAAATGTCAATCGATTATGTAAAAGATATGTATAATGATGTACGTAAAGGTATGAACATCAAAGAAAGTATTAATGAAGAATTCGAAGAACTTCTTGTTGAAGGAGTTCATGATCAAAGTATTTTTAAAGCAGTATTTTTAGCAGGCGGTCCAGGTTCAGGTAAAGACTATGTTTTAAGTAACACATTAGATGGTCATGGCCTAACTGAAATTAATTCTGATAAGGCGTTAGAATTTTTGATGGACAAAGAAGGTCTTGATAAAAGAATGCCTGAAAATGAAACTGAAGCGAGAGATATTGTAAGAGGTAGAGCAAAGTCTGTAACTGAATTGCGTCAGAGATTAGCATTACAGGGTAGAAACGGACTAATCATCAATGGTACAGGTGACGATACTGAAAAAGTAAAAAAAATTAAATCTAAACTAGAAGAATTGGGTTATGATACTTCAATGATTCTTGTCAACACAAATGATGAAGTATCTGCACAAAGAAATATTGAACGTGGTCAAAGAGGTGGTAGAACTGTACCTGAAACTATTCGTAAAGAAAAATGGGATAATGTACAAAACGCACGTACAGAATATGCTAAATTATTTGCTGATCAATATATGGAGTTTGATAACTCTGAAGATTTGCGTGAAGCACCACCTGAAGTTGTAAAACAAAAGAAAATGGAAATGATGCAACTCTTTAAAAATGTTAAAGAGTTTGTTGCACAGCCTCCACAATCTCCTGCTGCACAAGAGTGGGTAGCAAATGAATTGCAACAAAAAGACACTTTAAAACCACCAAAAGATGGTGTTGAAAAAGTTGCACCACATGGTTCTAATGCTGCTGAAGAAGCAAAAAGATTAGGATTACAATATTATGGATTTGGTCGTTATGGTAAAAATGGCAAGACAACACATAGATCAGTGCATGATAAATTAGTTGCAGTTACAGATAAACAACCTGAACAACCAAAATTACCAACACCAGGATCATCACCAAGTACATCATTGAAGAAAAAAGATTCTGAGTTTAATAAGATATTTAAAGAAGATATGACTATCGATACAGAATTTGAAAATTTCATTTCAGAAGATTTACGTAAGTGGTTTGATCCAAAACATCCAGAGGGTGGATGGAAAAGAATTAATAGCAAAGGTGAAGCAATTGGTCCTTGCGCTCGTGAACCTGGTGAACCAAAACCAAAATGTATGTCAAATGAAAAGCGTGCTAAGTTAAGTAAGAAAGAAAGAGCATCAGCAGTTGCTGCGAAACGTAAACACGACCCTGTTGCAGACAGAGGTGGTAAAGGTGGCAAACCAGTAAACGTATCAAACTTCGGTAAAGGTAAACTATCTGAAGCTGTAACCGTTTCAATTACAGGTGATACAGTTGATGAAGTAAAAGATTTCTTTAACACATTTAATAATAATGAAGTGACTTATGAAGAATCGTATGCGTTATCAGATTCAAAGAGTGATGCAGTAACACTAGGCAAATTTATGCAACCTTTTGGTGAAAAAATGGAAAACACCACGATCACTAATGATATGGTTCAAGATATGCTTGATGAAAGTCAACATAATTTATTAAAAGATAAACAGGGTAGAGTTAGAGTTTTCATGTTGCGTTCTGCTGCAGCAAAAGAAGCACACACTAAACAAGGTACCGTTTTGAAACATAAAAATGGTTATGTAATTAAACTAAAAGAGGAGATTGAAGATGTTAAAAGCTTTAAAGGAACTATTCGGAATTGGATTGAAGAATCCAAACAGACACGGGTTAGAGGGAGCATCGACAGCTCCAAACCAGGACTTCTCACAGAGAGTGGAACAGTACTCAGCACCAGTGGAAGCACCGGTTCAGGAACAACCAGTTCAAGAGGCACCGAAGAAAGAAAAGAAAGCACCAGCATCCAAGAAGCCGGCGCCAAAGAAACAAGAACAAAAATCACACTCTCAGAAATCAGGCAGAGGCAGAAAACCTGGTCAGAAGAACAAATCAACGAAATAGATCGTGGTATTGAACCAGGTGTATCAATGGCAGGAGCTGGTGAAAGTATTGGTAGAGACATGGGTGAAAAAATTAAAAAGAGATCCCATAAAGTTACTACAGTAGAAATGACCGGTGATGAAACAACATCTTCAATTGGCGATCAAAAAGAAGGTGAGTTAAAAAGAAAAGGTATTAATTTAACAACATTCAAATCAAAAAGGCCAATAGGATGAAATCGTTTAAAAGTTTTTTAGAAGAAAGATGCTGGCCAGGTCATAAACTTGTGCCTGGTAAAAAACCTTATTCACCAGGTTCCTGTGTAAAAGAAGAAGTCGAACTTGATGAAGCATCGCCTGCTTGGCAACGTAAAGAAGGAAAAAATCCTGAAGGTGGTTTAAATCGTAAAGGTATTGAATCATATCGCCGTGAAAATCCAGGTTCAAAACTATCGATGGCTGTGACTACACCACCATCAAAACTAAAACCAGGTTCTAAAGCAGCGAATCGCCGTAAATCTTTTTGCGCTCGTATGGGTGGCATGCCAGGTCCTATGAAGGATGAAAAAGGTCGTCCAACAAGAAAAGCATTATCTTTAAGAAAGTGGAATTGCTAAGTGGCACAATTTAGAACCGACTTACACAAGATAGATTCAGGACAAGTATTCACTCGTTATGAAGTGAATATGATGTCTGATCGTCTTACACCATCGGGCACAATGACAGATGCGTTTGGTCGCCTTCGTCTATCACAACCATTTACTCTTTTTGATAGTTCGCACCGTTTTGCTGACAACGGACTGTGGTCAACATCAAATACAGCAGGAAATAGTTCATATGCTTTTGTAAACAATCAAAGTATGATTGTGATGACTGTGGGAACTACAGCAAATGCCGAAGTCATTCGTGAGACAACAAGAGTGTTTTCATATCAACCAGGTAAGTCTTTGTTGATGATGTCGTCATTTGCTATGGAAACACCTAAAGCAAATGTTCGTCAGAGAGTTGGTTACTATGGTGCTGAGAACGGTATCTATTTTGAGAATGATGGTGCAACAAACTATTTTGTGCTGAGAAGTAATACAACAGGGACAATTACAGAAACAAAAGTTGCACAAACAGATTGGAGTATAGACAAGTTTGACGGCACGGGTTATTCATCTCAAAGTGGTGGTGCTGAACATGCTGGTGGCATTGATGTAAGTAAGACAAATATTCTTTGGATGGATGTTGAGTGGTTGGGTGTTGGTGATGTTCGTTGTGGATTTGTGGTTGATGGTAAAATGGTTCCTGCCCACGTATTTCACAATGACAATAGGAATACTGTTCCTTATATGACAACGGCATCTTTACCGTTACGTTATGAAATCAAGAACACAGGTATTACAGCAAGTAATTCCACACTCAAACAGATTTGCTCGTCCATTATATCTGAAGGTGGATATGAATTGATTGGATCGCAGCAAGCCATAGGCACACCAGTTACTAGCCCAATTGATTTGGCCGTTGCTGGAACATATTATAATCTCATTTCTTTGAGATTGAAATCCGCTAGAACAGATGCAATTGCCATTATTACTGCACTATCTTTATTAGCCTTAACTAACAACTCATATTATAACTGGCAACTCAGGGCTGGTGGTACAACAACAGGTGGAACATGGGAAAGTGCAGGAGTTAATTCGGCTGTTGAATACAAATTAGGTGCAGCAACAATTTCGGGTGGAAGAATATTAGCATCAGGCTTTACGACTTCTACTACACAAAGTTCTATACCAGTGGATATTCTTAGAGAAGCACTATTCAAATTTCAATTAGAAAGAGATGGATTGACCAATACACCCTTCGAACTCACATTATGCGTGGCAGCATCAGTTAATGGTTCTGATATATACGCATCGATGGATTGGGAAGAAGTCACAAGATAACAAAAACTAACAGGAGACTCAAATGTTTCAAGATAAATTAACAAAAGAAATTGCTGCAGCTGCAGCGCAAATCAAAACAGAACCGCCAAAGAATGAGGTTAATACCAAATCTGTTGAGGGTGCTGTTGTTTCAATCATGGCCAATGAAGAACTTAAAGGCAATCAACACAAGATTGATGCCAATAAGAATGGTAAAGTTGATGCACACGACTTTAAACTTCTTCGTGCAAAGAAAGACATGAAGAAAGAAGAAGTTGAGCAATTAGATGAAGTTGGTGATACACCAGCAGGCAGAAAAACACTTGGTTCATATGTAAACAAAGCAATTGCTGACAAATCAAAAGATCGTACAAAAGGTCTGCGTAAGGCAACATCACGTATGTACAAAGACAATTACTACGGCAAAAAAACGAACGAAGAAGTTGAACAAATGGACGAAGCATTTCCAACTGTAGCTGATGCGAAGAAACGTATGGCCGCAAAAGAAAGTCCATTCGAGAAAAAGAAAATCTCTACTGGTACTGTTTACACTCGTAAGTATAAAGAAGAACCAGATGAGGATTTAAAGTCGCCTTCAAGAAGAGCTAGAGATTCTTCAGCAGTTCTTGGTAAAGGTGAACATATGGCGAAAAAAAAGAAAATGTCAGAAATGTTGGATCTTTATATTAATCATGGTGTGGAATCTTTAGTTGAAAATCTTATGATCGAAGAACCATCACAAGACGAATATAAAAAAGAAGTAGAAGTTGCACAAGCAAAATCTGAAGGTAAAATTCGTAACGATAAAGGTGTAGCAAAGCCTGCATCTCAGGGTGTAAGAATGGAAGAAGTTGAACAGATTGATGAACTATCTAAAGGAACACTTGGTTCTTATGTAAAGAAAGCCAGTGATGATGCTACAAAAAGCGCTTCTGGTTCAACCAGTTTTGCATTTAGAAGTTCGGCTGCGAAAAATCCAAGAGTAAAAGCCGCAGCATCAAAATATTCAGATGAAGAACATGCAAGAAAAGAAAAACGCCTTGCTGGTATTGGTAAAGCAGTTACTCGTTTATCTAAAGAAGAAGTTGAACTTGAAATGTATGATGCTGATGAAATCAATAACGTGCAAATTGATAATATCGAAGAGCGTTCAATGACTAGTGCTGAAATGAATAAGCGTGAAGAAATTGTAAAGTCAATGAAAAAAGGTATTCAAGGTTTCAAAGACAGATATGGTAAAGATGCTAAGTCGGTAATGTATGCAACTGCAACCAAAAACGCGATGAAGGACTAACTATGAAAAAGTTTTCGGATGTTTTTAAATCCATTCGATTTGCTAAACTAGATCCTTCCCATGACAAACCTCATAAGGGAGGATCTCAAGATGATGAAGAACATTATACTGTTGGTGAAAAAGAATGGGAACAACAAGTAAAGCATGTAAAGAAAAGAGCTATGCAAGAAGAAAAGAAAGACAAGTATGATGAAGGTGAATATGACCGTGAAGGTGATATGGCCAAATCAGACTTACGTTCAATCATGGCAAATGCTAAAAGATTACATGATATGATCGGCGATGCAGATAATCTTCCAGAATGGTGTCAAAATAAAATTACTATAGCAGAAGATTATATTTCTACTGTCGCTAACTATTTGACAGCAGAAATGAATGAATCTGTTGCAGATACATTGGCACAAAGACATTCCGACTTGCGTAAAAAATCTGGTTTACCACACCCTGATTACTATAAAGAATTAGGTAAGGCTTATGATATTAAAGATGACCAAGAAAGAATTGCGAAACAATCTGAAATCAAAAAGAAGTACAAAGTCGAATCTTATGTTCCTTCACCACATAGTAAACCTGTTCCTAAGAAACCAAAAGGTGAATATGAACGTAAGGTTGAAAAGTATTTGAAAAAGAAATACAACAAAGAAGAAGTGGAACTTTCAGAAGGTCGTCCATCACAAAGACATCCATTAGAAGGTCATGAGTATCATAAAAAGTCTAATGCTGAGTTGATTGGTATTGCTAAAGATGCACATGCTGCTGCTGAAGCAATGAAAGGACACAGTCCACAATCCGAGAACAAATATCGTGACCAAGCAAATGATTCGGCAACAGTAAGATATTTCCGTCAAAAGAGTGGTATGCCTAACTGGTACAAGAAAAAGTATGGCCACGTTAAAGAAGAAATGGAACAGTTAGAAGAAAAGAATGTTCCAACAAATCCTTCTTTGTGGTCAAAGGCCAAATCTTTAGCTCGTTCCAAATTTGATGTATATCCTTCAGCTTATGCAAACGGTTGGGCTTCGAAATGGTATAAGTCTAAGGGTGGTGGTTGGAAATCAGTAAGTGAAGAAACTATTTCAGAATCTCGCAAAACTGAAATTATCAAAAAATTAGTTAAGAAAAAAACTAATCCAGACGATAAATTTGAACCAAACCCAGTAATGCTAAAAACCAGAGATGACAGAGATCATTAACATAAATAACAAGTAAAACAATTTTTAGGAGAAATAAAATGCCTTTATGGTCAAACACAGACGCTAATACTAGCGCACCAAAATA